GCTAGCGAATTGGATATTGATTTTTTAGATGCCAACGTTAGCCGATTACCGTGGGCGGACGAATACGGCAGTATCAATAATCTTCCGTTAAAGGTCTACTTTGAAAACGGGTGGTTTTGTGAGTGCTGCAAGTGCGGAAGGCGTATAGACGTTGATAGTGAGTATCCGGAAGGTACTTTGGGAAAGTTTGACTATTTGTGTGACGAATGTAGAAAGGCGATGTAAATTATGAAAAATCTTGAAATCAAGTACGTAGGCTGGTGCCATGAGTGCAAATGCTTAGGAAGTTTTATTTGTGGTAACTGTAAGCCTAATGAGAAATACAGTTTTGCTAGACCTTCTGAATTTATGCCTAAGGACAAAAACCGTTGGGTAAGAATGTAGGAGTAAAAAATGAAATACTTAGACTATTGTTATTTATGCATTAATAACAGAAAGACCAGTGAGTTGAGCGAAAACCCAGAATGTAGTAACTGTATTCAGCTTACTGTTATATCTATGCCAACTAAGTTTAAATCGCGTAGGATTACTTGGGCTGACAGAACGGAGCTAGAAAAACATGAAAATAATTAAATTGGCTAACGTAGTAGTACAGATACACGTTAGAGATGAATATTCAAAGCAGAGAGTACTATATTGTCCGTGGGTTAATTGCAAGCATTATAGTAATGGGGAATGCACTTATAAAGATAGTTATGGCTATAATTGCTGTCGCTTTGTATTAATGAATGGACAAACTTATTGCCAAGGCTATGAGAGGGACGAAGAGCATGATAGCAATTAAAGAAATGGATATGCCTAAGAATTGCTTAAAGTGTCCTTTTATAGATGAAAGAGGGCAGTATTGTCAAGTTGATGGCAAAGCATTAGTGCCTAATATTCTTTGTATAGATATCGAGGGCGTACGAGAGAATTTTAAGGTTTTAGAAAGCTGTAGGCATACAGATTGCCCATTAATTGAGATAAAGGAGTGTAAAGAACAATGAAAAAACATGAACTTTGCGGCATTTATTTCAGAGTAGAGAGGGATTATAGGCATGAAGATATCTGCTTTACCGACATGACGGAAGAAGAACAGAAAGAAATACTTGATATTTTATCGTTTGAAGCTACTCAAAAACTGTGCCTGCGGTTAGCGCAAGTTGTCAGAAATTTAGGCGATATGTTTGATATTAGTGCTGAGAAAGGTGAAGAAAAATGACTAAATTAAAACCTTGTCCGTTCTGCGGTAGCAAAGCTAAGATGGAAAGAACGCCAATTAATCCTTATTATTATGTGATCTGTACAAATCTAGAATGTGACGCAACTGTTGGGAGATTTCAGCCAACAGAAGAAGAAGCTGCAGCAGCATGGAACAGACGGGACGGTGAATAAAAATGGAAGAAGAACAATGCCCTTGTGATGATTGTGACACTACCTGTGATTACTGGGACAGTAAATTCTGCTGTACATATTGTCGTTGGCAGTATGGAGACATTGAACCTGACTGTGAGAATTGTGACCCGATGGATATTTGAGAGGACGGTGAATAGATTATGAAAACAGTAATAGCAACAGTTATTGAAACAAATGAGTATGAGATCAAACTAGACGTAGAAAATGACGCTACAGAGGATGAAATTAAGGATGTTATAGAAGAAGCATACATGGATGATGATCATAATATGGACATAGTTAATAATACTTATGATATAAAAATAAAAAATAGTAGGTGAATAGATAATGAGATTAATAGATGCGGATGCGGCAAAAGTGGAATTATTAAGAATGGTTGGAGATATACACGGTTGGGGTGAGTTTTTCGACGGCATTAGAAGTGGTTATCAAAGTGCTGCTGATAGGCTTGATACAATGCCAGTTGTAGAAGAACGTAAGCGTGGGCATTGGATTGAACACCCTGAACACCCAATCGGTGATTGTAGCGTATGTGGTGAGCGTGTACCGATCTACAGCGGCAGTAAAAAATATAAAAGCTGCCCTTACTGCGGGGCTATTATGGACGGTGAACCCGAATGAACATACTAAAGTTAGAAAGATCAATAGCTTTATTAAAACCAATCATTTGGAAAATGCCTATGAATAAGAAAAGAGAGGCTTATATAACTTTATTGACAGCTGCTCAAAAGCAGATACCGCAAGAAGTAAATTTGGTAGTCGAAGAGCATTTTATACCAAACTGTCCTTTTCCACAACAAATACCTAAAGGCTGGGCATGTCCTGTATGCGGACGTGAGGTAGATGATGATGCTCATTATTGCAAATACTGCGGCCAAGCTATATGTAATGATTGAAAGGTGTTGAGGATATGAGTAGGAGCAGAGAATTATTTCATTTTTGTGCGGCTATGGATGTTGAAAGTATTAAGCGACAGGGGCTTACGCTTGGAATGTGTCCTGTAGATACAAAGCGTGGAATTAGAATGATTAAAAAATGCCAGTGGCTAACAGTAAATTCTGATCCATTAAAACAGACGTGGGCAACAAGCCATGGGCTTAATTATAGCCGAACAGCTTATAGGCTACGCATAATAATTCCAGGAAAACATTTACGTAATTTGGTTGCAGCGGGAGAATTCGTAAAAGCTCTGCCAGTAGAAGCACGTTATTTTGTGGAAGATTGGACAGGGTCAGAAGATTGGTACATATATAGGGGAGAGATTCTTCCGCAGTGGATAAAAGAAATAGTAAAATCGTAAAGATGAAGGAGCAGATAAATAATGACTAAAATACTGGTTGATAAATTACCTGAAACGTGTTCTGATTGCCCATTATATCAGGCTCCAATAATAATACCAATTACCAACGAATTATCTCAAAACATTCCTGCCAAGTGTAGCATAGGTGAAAAAAATCCTAAATGTTGGAGCTGGTTTCAGGAGGTATCGAACGATGACGAACGATAAAGCCTACTGCATACGAAGTAACAAATTTATGGATAAGCCCTGCACGAACACCGACTGCGACCGGCACGAGGAAAATGTACCATTAGACGAAGATCGCCGCCAGTGGGCTAGATTTGATGAATGCAAGGAGTATAGATATGAATTATCCTGATCTAATAAAATGGATATTTGAATTTGTATATGAACATTGGATATTAACGTTTTTGTTTATATTAGCTTTAAGAAGGTTTAGTATTTTTACAATAAATCTATCAGATAAGAAGGGCGATACAAATGTTATTAACAATAGAGAGCAAGTTTAATATAGGGGATAATGTGCATGTGCCTAAGGGAGAATGTAAAGTACTTGGTGTCAAACTAGATTCTAAAGGTATCTTATATTTGATTGAAAGTGCAGACGGTACGAGAGAATGGGTGCAAGAATATTGGATTGTTGCGGGTGAACGAGAATATGAACGCGAAGAGTTTGAGAAGGCTATTTTGAACCAACTCGCAGAAGACAGAATAAATCCTTGGAAGAATTATTTTAGGCGATTTAGAAAGCAAAGCTAGAAGGAGACTGATATGCTAATAGAACAGTATATTAAGCATGTAGAGCGGTACTTTTGGGATCGTAAGCAAATACAAAAAGTTGTTGATGAAGAAAAAGAGCAGCGTACTGCAAGGAAAGGGCATACTGGCGGTGGTGGTCATGCTTTTATCAGTAATCCAACAGAAACAGCAGCATTAAAAAACATTGAGCCAGTACGTATGATATCGTTTGGATATGGACCATATCAGTCGATAATAATGAACCCGGAGCTATGGCTTGAAGTTGTCGCAGAAACCTATAAGATACATGAGAATCAGCTTACTGGTAAAGTTATGTATCAAAAATATGAAAAAAGGAAGCCGATGAAAATAATTGCAGAATTAACCGGCGTAAATAGAGATACCTGTTATGAATTTCGTAAGGAGTTTCTCCGAGATGCTGTTGGTTTGGCATTGAAAAAAGGTTTGATAAAATAAAAAAGTTTCCGACATATTACCTGTTTTAATGAGTTAAAATAGTATTGTAAGTTAGTAGGCTTACAACAAGCTTGGTGAAACGTTCAAGCTTAGCGCTTGGACATTACCCTGCCGTTGGGGTAATACAGCGGCAATAATGGAGCAGTACTCAAACGGCTAAGAGAGCAGTCTTGAAAACTGATAGGGCGTAGGGATACGCTGTGTGGGTTCGAATCCTACCTGCTCCGCCATACGGAAGGTTGGCGTAATCGGTAACGCAGCGCCCTGCTAAGGCGTCAGTCGAGCAATCGGCTTGCAGGTTCAAGTCCTGTGCCTTCCGCCAATTTAATCTACATAAATAATTCGGCGTTGAAAAACCGATAAAACACGGTAATATACATCAAAGTTTAGCATAAAACTTAATACAAAGGCACTTAACTTCGGTTAGGTGCTTTTTATTTGCAAAGGTGGTGAGGAGATATGAGGATAAATCTGACCGGCAAGATAAAGAAGATAGCAAAGGCATTAGAGCTAAAAGGAATGATTTATCTATATTCAAGAGAACAGGTATACAGCGAGAAACTTTCTAAAGTCTGTACTATGTATAAACTAGATCATCTAATGCCCTGGGATGAATATAAAGAGAAATATCCTGATAAAGCTGAACGAAAGAGAAATAAAGGTGCCAATGTTAGAGTAGAAGTAGCAAGGTCGTTTAGAGAAATAGATATCCTGTATTATTTGGTGAATGTGTTAAAGGCAGGTGATAACAGTGGATGAAATTAGTCAAGCACAGAAGAATTTTGTTGATTACTTTATAGAAACCGGTAATCAAACTGAAGCATACAAAAAAGCTTATCCAACGTGTAAGACTGATAATTCAGCGGCGGCCAGTGCTAGTAAACTGCTAAGGAATAACAAGGTGAAGCAATATTTAGATGCACGAATGGCAGCAGTTGATAGTGATAAGATTGCTACAGCTGAAGATGTTCTTGAATATTTAACAAGAGTAATGCGTGGAGAAGAAAAGGACCAGTTTGGATTAGATGCTGGACTAAGTGATAGGACTAAGGCAGCAGAACTATTGGGTAAGCGCTATATGCTGTTTAAAGAACAACTAGATGTAAATCTTGAAGGCGATATTGCTGGTTTAATTGCTAGCCGTCGTAAGAAGGGTGATAGCGATGCCTAGAGTTGCTTTATCAGAAAAGGATATAAAGGCACTAACAGACTTTCTTGGAAGTGTCAGTAAAGATCCTTTGGAGTTCGTACGGCTTGCATTCCCGTGGGGAGAACCTAATACTCAACTTGAAGACAAAGAAGGACCTGATGAATGGCAGATAGAACTGCTGAACGATATCAAAGAAGGATTAAAAACGCCAGATCAGGTTATCCGTGAAGCCGTTGCATCCGGACATGGCATTGGTAAGTCTGCTATGGTGGCATGGATTATTCTGTGGGCTATATCGACACATGAAGATACAAAGGGCGTTGTTACGGCGAATACAGATACACAACTCAAAACAAAAACCTGGGCAGAGTTAGCTAAATGGTATTACTTGTTTGTAGCAAGAGATTTATTCACTTATTCAGCAACAAGCATTTATTCTAACCAAGAAGGTCATGAAAAGACATGGCGTATAGATGCAATACCATGGAATGATAGTAATCCTGCAGCGTTTGCGGGTTTACATAACCAAGGCAAGCGAACTCTGGTTATATTCGATGAAGCTTCTGAGATATCGGATATCATTTGGGAAGTAGCTGAAGGTGCAATGACAGATGCTGATACGGAAATCATTTGGTGTGTGTTTGGAAATCCTACTCAGAGTAGTGGCCGTTTTCATGCTTGCTTTCATAAAAACAGAAGTTTATGGAACCGTAAACAAATTGATAGCCGAACTGTTAAGATAAGTAACAAGGCTGAACTTGAGGGTTGGCGGGTGCAATACGGCGAGGATAGTGACTTCTTTAAAATTCGCGTGAAGGGCGAATTCCCTTCGGCTAGTGAGAAACAATTTATTAGTACCGCCTTAGTTGATGAAGCAAGACGTAGGACGTTACAAGAAAAGCAATTTAGATTTGCTCCTGTGATTATAGCCTGTGATCCTGCATGGACAGGAGGAGACGAAACAGTTATTTATCTTAGGCAAGGGCTATTCACAAAAAAGCTGTTTGCGACTACTAAGAACGATAACGACATTGAAATAGCAGGCATATTAGCCAGATTCGAGGACGAATACAAGGCTGATGCGGTGTTTATTGATCTAGGCTATGGTACAGGAATCAAGAGCGCTGGTGACGCATGGGGCAGATCGTGGACACTGATTGCTTTTGGTGGGAAGTCAAACAGGCAAGACTGCAAAAATAAACGTGCTGAGATGTGGGCTAATATGAAAGATTGGTTGAAAGAAGGCGGGGTTATACCAGAAGATGACCAGACTTTAGCGGATGATTTAATGGGTCCTGAAACAGTACCTAATACTAGCGGATTAATACAACTTGAAAGTAAAGAAGCTATGAAAAAGCGAGGTGTTCCCTCTCCTAATAGAGCAGACGCACTAGCTTTAACTTTTGCTCAATCTGTTGTAAGCAGAGAACAGGCGATAACAGAAGCACAATTTGACAATAGACAAAGGGTTTATGATCCGTTTGCCGGTATGTGAAGGGAGGTGAGACTATGCATAAGATTATGATGCAGTTACACGGTGGTGGCGGTGGAGGTGGCAGTGTTGAGCCTATAAAACAAAGCGCACCTGGCAGTACAGCAGCGGCCACTATTGATAGTGCGACAGAGGGAGAGAGACAAAGCCTGCTTCAAAAACTCTCTAAAGCTCGTGGCAGAAGCTATACCAATAAGACTGGTGGGCAACTTACTTCTGATAGTGTCAAGAAAATGTTGTTGGGAGAATGATTATGGATATCAAAGATATGCTGCGTGACAGCGATAAATTAACACGAAAACAACATACTATCTCCCAGCTTTATACATTGCGCAGCCAATATGAGCCAACGTGGAGGATGCTTAGCCGGTATATAAATCCGACAAGGGGCAGGTTTGAGGAAGATATCAAAAGCACAGAAGGGCATAGACGTGACGAATACCTTATAGACCCACATCCCCAAAAAGCAGTTGGTAAATGTGCAGCTGGTATCCACAGTGGGTTGACATCGCCGTCAAGGCCTTGGTTTGAACTTGGTCTGCAAGATGAAGAAAAAGCTAATTACCACGCTGTAAGGATGTGGTTAGATGATTGCCAGGAGATTATGAGCAGCATTTATTCTAAGAGCAATGCTTATAATATGCTGCAGCAGATTGAGGCTGAAATGGCTCAATTTGGTACAGGGGCTTCTCTGATGCTGGAAGACTACAATTATGGCATATGGATGAGGCCGTACACCTGCGGTGAATATGCTGGTGGTGTAGATGCAAGGGGAAGAGTTTATACGTTCGCTAGACGCTTCAGGTTAAACGCAGACCAAATCGTTAAAGAATATGGTATTGATAACGTATCGGAAAGCGTGAAATCTGCTTATAATAACGGAAATATCACAACATACTTTGATATTGAAATGCTTATAGAGCGTAATGATGATTATGATCCTAACAAATTGGCTTTAGGCAATTTCCCCTGGCGCTCATATCACTATGAAAAAGGTGCTAATGACAAATTCCTGAAGATATCAGGGTTTAGGGAATGTCCGTTCCTCATGCCGCGCTGGACCTTGATTGCAAATGGTGTATATGGCTCTGGACCTGGACATAACGCTTTGGGCGATTGTATGCAGCTGCAGAAGATTGAGAAGAATAAACTTAGGGCTATTGATAATGCTGCAGATCCGGCGATGGCATTTCCTGCTTCAATGAAGAAGCTTGACAGAATGCCAGGAGGACTAAATTTTTATCCTGATGGAACTGTACAGCAGGCTTATCCACTTGTGGACCCAAGAGCAAAGGCCTATGAAGGCATAGGAGCATTGTCTGAGGAGAAACGGCGGTCGATAGCTGAAACGTTCTATAATGATTTGTTTATGATGATTACATCTCAGGATGGACCTCAAATGACTGCACGTGAGATTGCAGAGCGGCATGAAGAAAAGCTCCTGATGTTGTCCCCGGTACTTGAGCAAATGCACAATGAGGTTTTAGAACCTATGACGCTTCGCACTTTTGATATTTGTTTGAGACATGGGTTGTTTCCGCCTATGCCGGAGGAGATTGACAAAAGCGAATTAAAAGTATCCTTTATTTCTATCTTGGCCCAAGCCCAGAAAATGGTTGAAATACCTGCTATTGAGCGTACAGTTGGATTTGTTGGTAATCTTGCTGCTGCTCAGCCTGAAGTGCTTGATATCATCAATCTTGATGAAGCTGTACGAGGTTTTGCAGAATCTACTGGTGTCAAAGAAAAGATAGTACGTGATGAAAACGAAGTAGCTGAACTTCGCAAACAACGTGCTCAGGCACAGCAGGAACAAATGCAAGCTGAACAGATGGCTGCTGCTGCGCCTGCTGTTAGGGATTATGCTGATGCGGCCAGGTTGATGAGTGAAACACCTGCTAATGGTGGCAATGCATTAGATCAATTGCTGGGAGGCGGGATTTAATGAAAAATAAAAAAATGAATATGCTTGCACAACAAGCGCTGGACGACTTGGACGTTATTATGCGGACCGAGAACGGACGGCGTTTTATTTATGCCATTTTGGAAAGCACAGAGGTCGAAACAGCGGTTTTTTCAGCTGAGCCATACTTCAATGCTTTCTTATCAGGTAAACGTGCTGTAGGCGTTGATTTGTTAAAGAATATCCGGATGCTGAACGATGGACATTCTTTAGAGATGCTGATGCGTAATGAAGCAGAGAGCGCTAGACACCCTCCTGATTTAGAAGATGATGACCTTTTTAAAGTAGATAACGACATAGCGGAGGTAAGACATGAATAAGTTTACACAAATGTTTTTTGAAGCAGATGGTGCTGGTGGAGGCGGTGACCCTGCTCCTTCTGGTGACCCGTTTGTAACAGAACCTGCTCCGGAAGTTGAGCCGAGTGGAGAGGCAACTCCTGCAGGTGACGGTGATCCTGTAACTACACCTAAAAATGTATTTGATGATCCTGTGCAAGAGCCTGTTGTTCCTGATAAATATGAATTCAACCTACAGGAAGGGCTGGAACTTTCGCCTGAACTGGAAGCTGATTTTACAGCGATTGCTAAAGACGCAAAGCTTACTCAGGAGCAGGCCACTAAGCTGATTGATTTGCATAGCAAAGTAGTTTTAGACGTTATGCATAAGCAGGAGGAAATTGTAGACGGTTGGACTGCTGAATGTCAAAAGCAGGGGCTTATTTCTCGTGAGAACATTGCTGCTGCTAAATTAGCTGTTAATACTTTTGGCGGTGGTGAGGCTATGCAGGTACTTGTAAATACAGGTGTGGCCAATCATCCGGCAATACAAAAAATGCTGCAAAACATTGGAGGCTTGCTTATGGAAGACCAACCGCCTGATGGGCAAGCACCTAAATCTAAGGAACTGGGCGACGCCGAGTTGTTTTTCCCCGGCGGCGGGTTCAAATAAAAATATTAAGGAGTGGTAAATAATGCCAGATTTGACAGGTTTCGCAACCCTTCAAGACTTTGCGTCTCGCCAAGGGTTCGACAAAAAGTATCAAAGAATTATTGAACTGCAAACCAAAACAAATAAGATTTTAAAAATTCTGCCGTTCAAAATGTGTAACTCTAAGGACTATGAGGAAGCTACATTGCGTTATTCTTTGCCGGAAGTAGCGTGGAGAATGATTAACCGCGGGACTAAGCCGAGCAAGTCTAAAACTAAGCAAGTATCTTTTACTTGCGGCGAGATGGAAGCGCTGGCTGAAATCGACGAAAAGCTTGCACGAAAGAATAATATGCAGGCTTCTTGGATGATGAGTGAGAATGCTGCTTTTCTTGAAGCAATGAACCAAGAAATGGCGACTACGCTTTTCTATGGCGATGAGAAGATCAACCCTGCAGGATTCACTGGTTTAGGCGCTTATTTTTACAGTAAGACCAATCAGGAAGATATTTGGGCAGACCAAATCATTGATTGCGGCGGCACAGGTGATAATCTGACTTCTGTATGGTTTGTAGGCTTTGGAGATCAGCAGGTATACGGCTTGTTCCCAGAAGGCGACACCGCAGGCTTTACTCATGAATATTTGGGTAAACAAAAAGTAACAAATGATAAAGGTGAGGTATTCTTTGCTCATACCAATAAATATAATTGGTCCATGGGCCTTGCAGTTAAAGATCCTCGTTATGTTGTGCGTTTGGCCAATGTTGATTTAAAAGATCCTGCTACTACTACAATCTTCGACAAATTGATCGAGGGTTATTATCAGATTGAAAATCCTGATAATGTCAATTTGCAGATCTTCTGCAATAAGCAGTTTGAGGCTTTTATGGCTAAGGCTGCACGTAATGACAAAAATACTATGCTGTCTATTGATACAGTTGAAGGAAAACCTGTTGTTAATTTCTGGGGCGTTCCGTTCCAGCGTTGCGCAGCTATTCTGAATACTGAATCTCAGCTTGTTTAAAAAGGAGGAATATAAAATGGCACGTATTGATGCTCAATTATTGCTGTCTGAGAATCAGGCCGTTACCGGCACAGACGCAAACAGCAGTGTTATTGATTTAGGAAGTACAGGCGGGTTTATGCATCCGCTGTACTTTGACGTAAAACTGACCACACCAATGACTTCTGGCAAGATTACTAAGGTTAAAGTACAATCTGCTGCAACTGAGGGGTTTGATAGTCCTGCTGATGAGGTTGAGGTAAGTGTACCTGATTCTCTGATTCAAACAAGGGCTTGTACTGTGGCACAATTCTTTTCTCCAATCAAATATGGTAATCGTTATATTAGATTGGTTTACACAGCTAGTGAGGCTGTGGGCGGCAAGGTCTTTGCTTATATGACTGACGGCATCCAGGTAACTTTATAATGGCTACTTACAAAGTAAAGCGTAATTGTTTTACTTTGGGTCGTATGTATAGACGTGATGATATTGTAACGCTTGCGGATAATATTAAGGTTCCTGAACATTTTGTGAAACTTAATAGACCAGCAGCAGTATCTTCCGGTAATGACGATCCGCGTTATCTCCAATATGAAGCAATGAACTTTAATGATTTAAAAGAATTGGCCAAAGAACAGGGAATAAAAACAAGTCAGAAATCCAGGGAAGCTATTATTAATGAATTAGTGGCACTGGCGCAAGATTAAATCAGCCGGGGGCATATGTCCCCGGCTTTCTTTATAACAGAGGTGAAATTATGGATAAGGTTGAGATTTGTAATATTGCACTTAATCATATAGGCGTAGCTACAATAGAACGACTTGACGAAGCCAGCGAGCCGGCACGAGTATGCCGTCGCTGCTATGACTATGTTAGACAGGCCGTGTTAAGGAAATTCCCCTGGACATTTGCTACAAGAAGTGTACAGTTAGCTGCTCTTCAAGATGTGCCTCCTAACTGGAAGTATGCATATCGTTATCCTGCTGATGCAGTATGCCTGAGAATGATGTATAATGAACATTTTTGTGGTTTGCCGAGGGATAACCAATATAAAATCGTTTCGGATAAACAGGGGAAAGCTATTTATACTAATATCGGCAATGCCTGGATTGAATACACTGTAGATGTTACCGACGCAGATTTATATGATGCTCAATTTGTAGAGGCATTTGGATGGAAGCTCGCTGCAGAAATTGCTTATGCGTTGACTGGCAAACTGGATTTAACGCAGATGTGTATCCAGGCTTATAACGCTTATTTTGCAGAAGCCAGTTCTACTGACGCTGATGAAGAACATTTGCTGGATCCGCACATTGACAGATTAGCGGCAGCAAGATTTACGGGGGCATAATTATGGCACTCTATCAATTAAAATCAAGTTTTGCCGGCGGTGAATTGTCACCGTCTATGTATGGACGTACTGATATTGCTAAATATGACAGCGGGGCTGCTGTTTTAAGAAATTTTTTCGTTCTGCGTTATGGTGGCGCTGCTAATAGACCAGGCTTTAAGTTCATAGCGCAGACTTATAATAATAAAAAGGCTGTGCTAATACCATTTATGTACAGCACAGATCAAAATTATATTGTTGAAATTACTGCTGGCAGATGCCAGTTTTATACAGATGGTGGTATTGTTGTTAAAGAAGATGGCACACCATATAGCATAGAAAACTTTTTTGCTGATAAAGATTTAGAAGATGCTGCAAAAATAAAATATACACAGAGTGCTGACGTGCTTTTCATTGTTCATCCGGCACATGCGCCGATGACACTTACAAGATATGGCAATTTAGATTGGCGCTTTGAGGCAATGGATATTACAGGCGGACCGTTTGATGAAACTAGGTATAATAATAATAGTATCATTACTAAAGTATTAGAATGGAGAAAACCAGGTGCATATAATATAACAATACCGTCTTCGGCGTTGTCAATAAATATTGAAATGGCTGGAGGCGGTGGAGGCGGTGGAGGTGGCATAGAAAGAAAAACTGAACATCTTTCAACCAAATTTAGTGGTGGAACAGGTGGAAGAGGTGCTTTTATAACAAAAGAAATATTAGAAATACCTTCTGAACCAATTTCTTTAATAGTTGGTGCAGGAGGTACAGGTGGACAAGGAAAACAAACTGGAATTGCTGGTAGTGCTGATAATGGTAATAGTGGTGGGACTTCCAGTGCTTTAGGAATCAATGCATTGGGTGGCGGTGGCGGAAAAGGTGCAACTGCTGCTGATGATGGTGGTAATGGCACAAGTTATGGATCCGGTGCTCTTGGTGGCAATGGTGGCTATGGTAATGTTAGTGGTATGAGTGGTAATGATGGTTGGATTAGGCTTTCATACACTTTATCTATTGGCAATAATGCAACAGTAAAAGCTTCGGAGGTGTATGGTGACATAACCCTGACTGCTTCTTCGGCTATTTTTTCCAAGGGTGATGAAGGGAGTCTTTTTTCTCTAACTCACTTTTTAGAAACAGATTACAAAAAAGGGACACCAATTAGTACAGGTGGAGATCTGCAGGTTAGTGTATTACCGAAATCCAATGTCTATGTAGAAAGTTTTGGTTTTTGGGATGGTAATTTTAGTTTGGAAAAATATGATCCTGTTTCTTTACAATGGGTAAATGTGAGAACACAGAGCGGGAACAGAAGCCAGAATTATAGCTTGACTGAGGAGAACACGTCTGAAAGTATTGCCAGTTACAGAGTTACTTCTACTGAATTTAATACAGGTGTTTGGAGCGGTGAAAACGAGAAGCAGAGAGGCTATATAACCATTCAAAGCATTGGAGGAGATTATACGGGCCATGTATTGATCACCGAATATGTTAGTCCTACAGTAGTGAAAGGGACTGTAAAAAAACAGTTAGCTTCTACAGACGAAACCCGCGATTTTGCTTTTGCTGCTTGGAATGGTGAAAAAGGGTATCCTTCTGCAACAGGCTTTTATGAAGACCGGTTAGTATTTGCGGGAAGTAAAGGATTTCCGCAGACATTCTGGACAAGTAAAACAGGAGACTATTATAACTTTGGAACAAGCATTCCATCTGCCGATGATGATGGAATTACGGCCACTTTAAACGGTGGACAAATGAATGGCATTAAGGCAATTATAGCTTTTGGTGAAATGCTGCTGTTAACAGCCGGCGGAGAATTTAAAGTAAGTGGCGGCGGCAAAGCCATTACAGGAAGCAATGTTTTAAGTCAACCACAGGAATATAGGGGTGTGTCAGATGTTAATCCTATCACTATCGGCAGCAGGATTATTTATGTGCAGCACCAGGGCAATATCATACGTGACCTTGCTTACAGCTATGATGTTGATAAATATACCGGTGATGATTTAAATTTATTGGCTTCGCACTTGTTTGAAGGGCATAAAATAATATCTATGACCTATCAGCAGATACCTAACAGTATTGTTTGGTGTGTGCGTGATGATGGTTTGCTGTTAGGGCTTACCTACATAAAGGAACAGGATATCTACGCATGGCACCAGCATACCACGGCAGGCGGGAAGTTTGTTAGTGTATGTAATATCGGAGGGTCAACAGAAGATAAGTTATATGCAGTAATTGAGCGTGGCGGGCAGTATTATGTGGAAATAATGGAAAGCCGTGATAAAAGTACTAATGTAGAGGATCAGTTTTTCGTAGACAGTGGTATAACCTATGAAGGAGAGCCGGCCGGTGAAATATCAGGTCTTGAGCATTTAGAAGGGTATACTGTGGCTATATTGGCTGATGGAAACGTACTTCCTCGGCAAACTGTAGAAAACGGCAAGGTTCTTCTTGGAAATAAATATAAGAAGGTCCATGTAGGGCTGCCTATAGATGCGGAAATAAAAACACTGCCTATAGATTTTACAGCTCAAGATGGCACATATTTAAGTCGGAAGAAACGAATTGCTACAGTTACATTATTACTTAAAGATAGCCGTGGTGGATTGTTTGGAATGAAGGAGAATGAGTTAGATGAATTTAAATGGCGCAGTAATGAAGCCTATGGGGAACCGATTAGTTTGCAAACAGGCAAGTTTAAAGTAACGATCAAGTCTGCTACTTATGATGAAACTCAGCAGATAATAATTAAACAGCCTGACCCGCTGCCGATGACTGTATTATCTTTGATTCCGGAAATAGAAGGGTAAGGTGTATTATGGCAAAGTATGAATTTGTAAAGCCCACAAGGGCAGATGCTGAGTATATAGCGGCTAATCTTAAACCAGATAATTACAGTGAACTATTTTGTGCTATTGGCCCTAACGCTCTTGAAGATATTTCAGATGGATTGAAGCACAGTGATGAAATCGGTTGCCTGCATATTGACGGTATACCCGCTGCTGTATATGGAGTGAGAAAAGCTTCGATAATGAGCGACGAGGGGCGCGTATGGTTGCTTATGACGAAGGAAATGGAGAACCATAAGGTATTTGTCGGAAGGCAGACTAAAAAGGCTGTAAGAGAGCTTTTAAAGAGATACGACAGGTTATATAACTGGGTCAACGTTGGAAATGATAATATAATGCGTTGGCTTAAATGGCTTGGCGCAGAAATACATGAACCAGCGCCGCATGGAGTTTATAATCTGCCGCATCACTTTTTTGAGTTTAGAAAGGATGATGAATAATGGGCGTAGCGGCAGCAATAGGAGCCACTCTTTTGGGTGGCTTTATTTCGGGCAGAGCGCAGCAGCAGCAATATAACGCTGCCGCTCAACAGGCAGAGGTAAATGCTCAGATAGCGAATCAGAACGCAGATAAACTGCAGGCACAGGCTGAAGAACAGTCTAAGTCAAATACTATCAACGAAGAAAACAAACGCCGGCGTATGAACGCTATGTTAAGCCAGCAGAGGGCTAATATAGGCGCTTCTGGTATAACAGCTTCAGGCAGTGCGGCAAACGCTTTAGCTGATAGTGCGTATAATATGGAAACAGAGCTTGCTATTGAACGCTATAATTCAAGGCAAGGCGTTGAGAATATTTTTCAGCAGTCTACTGACCTTGTTAATCAACGTGATATCTATAATCAAAATGCACGCAATTACCGTAAAGCCGGTAAGCGTGCACTTATGAATAATATGCTTATGAGTGGGTTATCCCTTGCAGGTAGTTTATACAGTCCTAAGAGCGCAGGAAAGCAAGGTGCTTCCTCCAGTTCTTCAACTCCTAGTGTAACAACAGGTGCTACATATCAATTCAACAGTAGTGGAACTGGCTATAGACAAGGCAATTACAGTTATTTCCCGATGAAGCCGAAAACTTACTTCTAAAGTGAGTTGATAAAGAGAGCATAGTTAAGTAATACGGACTGTACTTGCATTAATACGGACTGTGCTTGCATTAGGACGGAATGTATTATATAATAAACGAAAAGAGATAGTTTGATATTGGCGTGTCAGCTCTCTCCTGAATAAGTTAAAACTTGAAAAGAGATAGTTTAACGTGTGGTAGCGTTAGCTCATCTCGTAACAAGAATGTGATTGAAAACAAGCCCGCGACCTTACGTTGGGCTTATTTTCTTGCTATTTTACGGCAAGAATAATGGTAGCCACGAGAATACCAAACGCTATCATTAGGGATAATGCTTGATATATGCTCATAGGATCACCACCAATCAGTTACGGACTGATAAGCCAACATAGTTAAACTATCTCGGACATCATTATAACACACCTTTAAGCGCTTAACAATTTGTTAAAGCGCTTTTTCTATACCCAAAAGGAGGCTAGAATATGGCAATCGACATTTTCCAAGTAGGGGCGCAGTTAGGAGCGCCGGCAAGTAAAGTATCTAATGTTCGCTATGATAACAGTGGGCAGCAGGCTGTTGCAAGAGAATCATCCCAGACCGGTAGAATTATTCAGGCCGGTGTTGAGCATGTAAGAGAGCAGATCATAAGAACCGACGTTCTGCAGGCTAATAATGAGTATGTAAAACGTACTAACGATCTAAGAATGCAGTTGATGCAGAAAAAAGAAAAAGGTGCTCTTGACATTGTCGGTGAGTATGAAGCTGGTGAAAGAAAGATCCGCAGCGAACTTATGGCTCAAAGTCCTCAAAGCGTAAAGTACGGCAAAGGTGCTATGTTATTTGATTACAGCACCCAGCAAACTGATAATGCTAATCGCAGGGTTTTGGGGCAATACAGAGCGCAGCAGTTTGAAGCCTGGCAGAATACTACTTTTGCTAATTCTATAAATAGTTCTGTTCAAAAGGCTGTTTTATCTCCTAATGACCCTGCAGTTATAGCCGATGTACAAAAAGAAATTGATTACGCCATAAATTCCAGATATGGAACATATGGAAGAGAAAGGCTTGATTTAGAGTATAGAAAATGGACTGGAGTATTAGGTCAGGCGTTGATAGACAGAAGTTATGCTAATGGCGATATAAATACGGCCGAAGCTTATGTTGAAAAATATGGTCCTTATATGGATCCGGGCGTAACGAGTGCCTATGCTAAAAATGTTTATGCTCGTAAACAAGAAGAACGGCAGTTTAACATGGGACAGAACCTTTATGCTACTTTTGGTGAGGATGAAGGCGCTGCACGTGATTATATCTTTGGCGATAATTTTTCTAATGAAATAGATACAAATGCAATTTTAAAAGCAGCCAATGGTGATATAGGTAAGAATTTTGGTGAAAATCAGTGTACTGTAGGCGTTAATCGCTGGTTGAAAGCAGGCGGGGCTAAAGAAGGAAATACGTGGGCACCAACCAATATGGAAGATGCAAAGAAAAATGGAGTGTTTTTTACCCAACGGAATCAGCTTCGAAATGGTGACATTGTTTATTGGGACTGGGAAGGTAATGATGACAGTGATCATGTTGGTATTTATGAAAAATCTACAGGGAAAGTTATTCAAGCTGGTTCGCACGGAACAGCGAAACTTGATTTAGATCATTATAAAGTTTTAGGGTTTGCTCATCCTATAAGTGCTGCTCCTACATTAGAAGATAAGCAGAAGGCCTGGAACAATTATGTGCAACAGGTAAATATTAATAAATCCATTAAAGCTAATCAGCAAAATATGATCATAAAAAATATAGAACAAAGATTATGGGACAATTTTAAAACAGGTATTATTGATTCGCAGGATATGAGAAATATGGTTTTTAGTGCTTCTGGTGGAGATGCGGATGTAGAACGGACGCTATTAAAATTCGGTGATGATTTAATAGGCATTCAGACAAAAGCTGCCGCTGCAGTATCTAATAGTGGCATTTATAAATCAATCAAGGATGCAATTACGAATAGCACTGTAACACCAGCCGAAGCAGTATCATTAATCAACCAAAACGCAACAGTCTTGGGTGAAGCAGATAGAAGCAGGTTATTGGCTTTTGCTAGAAATCAAGATCCAAGAAATAAGGATGTTGATAAACGTTTAGCTATTATAATTGATGAAACTATTGATGATAAAGTGGAACGCGGAGATTTGCAGGCTTTTCTGGATAATGCATTGCAAGATATTACTGACCCTGATGCAAGATTTGCGACAGGGAACGAAGTTCTAAAAGAGGCGTTTAAAAATCGTGCTATTTATAAAAGTTTTAACAGTAAGCAACTTGAATGGGGCTCTTTAAAGAGTAGCCTTTCACCTAATCTTTCCCCTTATATAGATATTTATCAAAAACGTAACGGCAATAATATTGATTTGGGAAGTGCAAAAACATTTTTTGGAGCTATAAACCCTAATGATTTATATCAAGTATCGGCATTGAAAAAAGTTACAGAAGAAAATAGGCCTATGGATATCCAGGAGCTCAATAAGCAGATTGCTGCTATAGCTTTGAGCAATGGTGTAGATGCAGCTCCGCATTTACTGGAGATGCCACAGCAGAATGAAACCGCAGTACAGCAAAATGAAAGTGCTCCCTGGTTCAGTGATTGGGGAGCCAGTGAGCGTACTGGTTTAGCGGCAATGAATTTCAGTGATGCTATTGAATCTATCAAACAACGTCACTTAGCGGCATTAAGAGGAGAAATTAACGAGGAGTGGTAATATGGCAAGGTCTGTATTGTACGATGTAGCAGCGGCAGGAAAGTTTATACCAGACGATTTAAAGACTAAAGCATTACAAGGAGCTAATGCAAATAATATATCGCTTCAAATGGCAGCTCGTAATCCTGATTATTATTTACCTAAAAACTTTGATTATGACTGGAATAAATATGAGAAGATCGCACCAAGAACAGCAGAGGCGTTAAAAGACCCTGTGCTTATGAGCATTGCCGGTACTAAAGCTGCAGAATTTTGGGGCGAGCAAGAAAATAACTGGAAAAGTATTACAGCGCTGAAAAATGGTTTTAAGAATGTTGCTCGCAGCGGTTATGGTGCAGTTGCACTGCTTGCTGATTTGGGTGCAGATAAAAAAGATGTTGACTTGACAACGGAATCCAAGGTTTTTAGCGCAGATACAATAGGACGGCTTTTGTATGCTGTCGGTGGAGATAAGCTAAAAACTATTGGTACTGAAGCTAAACGCATTGGTGGCAGTGAAATATTTAAGCCGGAAGAAGTAAAGGCTGAAACTGCGGCAGGCCAGTTTTATTATGATTTACTGCAGAATGCACCACAATTAGCGGCACAGGTCGGCGTTGCAATCAGTACAGGCGGCTGGAGTGCTGCTGCTTTTATGGGCAGTCAGATTGCAGGCGGCCAATATTTAGATCTTACTGAAGCTGGGGTATCTAATGACAGAGCCAGAGCTGCGGCGTCTTTAAACGCTGTTGCACAGTCTGCTCTTGAAAAAGTGGGCTTGGGCAAAGTCATGGGAGCAGGAGCAAGAGCCGCTAAAATCGCAACTATTGGCGGTAAGGCCAAAGAAGTTTTTAAAACTGCATTGACAGAAGGCATTACTGAATGGATTCAGGAATACCCGGATGCTGCTGCTGAAATATGGGCTAAAAATGCGAATCTTTCCACTCAAGAGCAAATACTTAAATTTTATCAGGAATTTGGAGAAATCACTAAAAGAGGCGCTTATTCCGGTGCTATTGGTGCGGTGTTTGGTGGTCTTGGAGGTTCGGTAAGCATTGCCGTAGACCGTAATGCAAATAGAGTTATGCAGGAGCAGGCTGTACGTACTGCGGAAACGATGAAAAACAGTAAGGACGTAGATATTACCGCCAGCAAACTAGTACTGAACCAAACGACAGAAGAAAAGGCTTATGTAGATGCTGAAACCCTTTTTACATATGCGCAGGCAAATCCTAATCTGGATGTAAAAGATACCTTTGGTATAGAGGTTTCTGAACTGCAGGCTGCTGCTGTTCGTGGTGAGGATATTGAAATGCCAATGGGTACGTATTGTGCGGCAGAGGCTCAAAATCCTGGCTTTTTCCAGGCTGTAAGCAATAACGTAGCTTTTGAACAGGGTGGTTATACAGAAGAACGCGCCAGAAATAAAAAAGCTCTCCAAAGCGCTTATAAAAAAGCGTTGGAGAACGACGAGGAATTTAGAACTGCAGTTGATACTTTTAGAAATGAATTGACCGAAGCGGGACTAAATCAAAAGGAAACAGGTGACGTCCTGGCTATTTTAACCAGCCGTGCTATGATTGCTAATCCTGATGACCCTATGCAGTATTTCAGAGATAACCCTTTAAGCTTCAAACGAGTTGTCAGCACTCCTAATGGCCGGTATATGCAAACTAAAAGTGCTAACGAAAAATTGCTTGAGGATGAAAATAACTTTTCTGGTATCGTAGATGAATATAAAGCCGGTACGTTGAACGAAACGAAACCATATAAGGTAATGACTACGCCGCTTGCGATAAACCTTGCAGGCGGTAAAATTTTGCCTGTAACTATTGACGGTGGCAGGATCAACCATATTTTTGAAAAACACTTTGATGGTATGACACCGGACCTTTTGAAACAATTACCACGGGCATTTGCTGATCCTATAATGGTATTAGATTCTTATTCAGGGCGGAAGGTGGTAGTGCTGGATTTGAAAGATGCGCAAGGCTCTACTATCATTGTTCCACTTGATCTTGATGTAAGCCGTGACCGTTATAAAGTAAATGCCATTAACAGCGCTTATGGTAAAGGCGGTGCTAATGGCACAAATTATAATTGGTTTATTGAGCATAATATCAAAAAAGGCAGAGTTGCATATGTAAACAAAGAAAAAACCGCCAAGTGGTTACAGTCTGATAGCAGCGATTCCGCTATCAAAGGCACCGACCTTGACGGTTTTCTTAATAATAGTATACCAGATGAAAATGCACTTCGCAAGAGACGAGAAGAAATGCAGGGATACTACCAGGCCGAAGGGAAAACTAAAGGCGCTATCACCTGGGACGAAGAAGGCAAAGCAATTATCAGCCTGTTTGAAGGTGCTGATATGAGCACTGTTATTCATGAAGCTGTCGGACATTACTTTATTGAGAATCTCATGCGTGAAGGGGCACTCCCTAATGCTACAGAGCAGATGAAAAAAGACCGTCAGACTATGCTTGATTATGCCGGTGTCACTAAAGACTGGGATAGCTTGTCGCAGGAAGAAAAAACAGCAGCACATGAACGCTGGGCAGAGGCCGCAGAAACTTATATGCTTGAAGGCAAGGCACCTTCAAAAGAGCTGCAGCCGGTATTTAACAGGTTCAAAAAATGGCTGCTTGCTGTTTATAACGCCGTTTTTTCGGATAAGCGCAGTAAAAATGCTGTTCCAATCAACGATGAAGTAAGGCAGGTTTTTGACAGGATGCTGGCAAGTGAAGAGCAAATATCAGAAATGGAGCGTATCGACGGTTATTTTTCTGCTTTGCCAGATGTTGTATTAGATGCACTTTCAGAACCACGTAAGCAAATGCTGCGTAATTTTGCTGCTAAAGCTCACGATAAGGCAGTACAGTTATTAACAAAAGAAAGCCTTGTTAATTTCAATCAGGAGCGTAAAGACCGAATTCAAAAATATCGTGAAGATGTAGAGCCGCAGGTTAAAGAAGCGATTGCAAAACAGCCGTTATATATGGCTTCGGAGCAGATACTTGATATTGCATCTGATTTAAAAACGGCTAAGGGCATAGCTAACAGATATTTAGAAGGTAATTTTGATGAAAGTAAAATGGCAACTTTTGATATGATAGCTGAAGCTAATGGTTTTACTTCCGGTGACGAGCTGGCTAAAACGATTATATCAGAACCATCTTTTAATGGTGCGGTTAACAGACATATTGATGAAATGGTGCAAGACGCCTTCCCTGATATTTACAAAGAGAGAGGGCTTGCTGAAGAAGCTGCACGTGATGCTATGTATAATGACGAGAGCGGTCTTTTGATAAATACAGAAGCACAGCTTATTGAGGATAAAGCACAAGGTTTGTTGAAGGGTCAGCGTGATGCTGAAACTCTTAGAAAACTTGCTGTTGCACGCAAGCAAACAGCTAAAATCCAGGCACAGATGGACCTGCAGAATAGAGTAAAATTAAAGGAGGCGTTGAATACCCAAAAGTATATTACTGCAGAAAGAAACGCTGCGGCCAAAGCTGCTGTGGCATTGGAAAATGATGATTATTCTGCTGCGGTCCGATATAAAAACGTCCAGGCGTTTAATCATGCTTGTGTAGTTGAAAGCGTAAGACTGCGTAATCAGTATGCTAAGTGGCAGAATTATTTCAGGAAGCAGGCTAAAGCTAAAAGGGAAACGTGGGGTAATGAAAGAAACTTTATTCAAGCAGCAGCAATTATGGAAAGGTTCGGTTATAAGCGTAAAGATTATTCTGATTTTGAAAAGACAGAAACTTTATCAGACTATCTGAATGATATGGATGATCTTTATGACAATGTTGCAGTTGCTGATTGGATAATGGATGAGAATGTTAGCATTACAAATCCTCGTGAACGTATGACGGCAAGCCAGCTTGAAGATATAGTAAATGCGCTTAAAAATATCAAAGCGATCGCTAAACAGGAAATGAGTATCAATGCTTTACAGAAAGGTGCTACCTATGCTGAATTTAAAGCTGAAGCACAGGAAACGCTTAATAAGCTGAAAACTATCTGGAAACCGCAGGTTGGCGTTGTACAGCAGCCTACAGTAATGGAGAAGCTAAAAGCATCTTTACGCAGTACGGACAATCTTTTTGAAATGATGGATGACTGGCAGTATGGATTTTTCAGCAAACATTTTGGCGCAGCTATTCGAGAAGCGGCCGATAATGAAACAAGAAAAATTTTAGAATATGAGGAAAAAACAGCGCAGGCTTACAGGGAATGGCTGCCGGATAAAGCTGCAGAAAAGGCGGCCGATTATCAGGAAAAATATGACGAGCTAGGGACTTCTGTAGATAAGCACGTTTTATTAAAAATGCTTATGAATTTAGGCAACGAGAGCAGTGCCAGAGTATTGTGCAGCACTAGACCGGTAGGCTTTGAAAGTTCTGCCTTGTGGGTAGATGGCGATATCGTACAGACTAAAATCAATTTACTTGACTTCTTAGGGCGTAATCTTACTGAAGCGGATATAAAATATGCACAGGCTAAGATAGACATTGCAGAGATGTACTGGTCTGAAATGGAAGCTCTTGAAACTCGTTGGACAGGGTTTAGTCCTAAGAAAGTAGAAGCGTCGCCTGTAGAGCTGACGTTATCAGACGGCAAGACTGTTGTTATGCGTGGCGGTTATTTCCCGCTGATGCGTGACGGTGATACTGGTTCTAAACACGCTGGGCAAGAAGTTATTTCTGATACTGACCCCAGACAAGGACGCAATATTAGAACAATGAGCACTAGACGAGGCCATTTAAAAGAACGTGTTAAGGCTAAATATCCTGTTAATCTAAAACGTGGAGCAGAGTTTAATGTTGCTATGGATGCGATACATGATCTGTGTTTCCGTGAGGTTATGGGCGATTTCCGCAAAATTATGAACGATCAGGAAATGTATACTCTGATTAAAGAAAAATTAGGCCTGGCCGATTTCTCCGCCTTTAAAGAGTATCTTGAACGTGCGGCAAATCCTCAAGGTACTAACAGCGGCTCTGTTGGTGAAAGCTGGATGGGCAGTGTTGCTAACTGGCTTAGGGCTCGTACTGTAAATGCTGCCATTATGCTTAACCTTAAAACTGCCGTTCAGAACTTGGGTAATCCCTTGCTTTATGGTAATGCTGTAGATGGTTTTGGATATAGTGATGTCGTTGCCGCTGTGAGCAATTACAGTATGAATATGCAACTTGCAGAGGGCTATAAATCGGCTAAGGAATTTGTTTACAGTAAATCCCCTTGGATGAAAGAAAGGTCTGTGCTTCCTGATATTTCCCTGCGGGATATGAAAGAAATGGAAAGCCTGAATCCTATAGAAAAGAAAGCTGTTGAATTTGGCACAAGATTGCTGGTCGCTACTGATAATCTTTCTGCTATTCCGGTATGGATGCAGGCGTATGGCAAAAAAATAAGGGCTGGTGCAGGCGAAGCAGAAGCTGTGGACTTTGCCAATACGGTTATTAGACGTACACTTGGCAGCAGCAGAGTTACGGAGGTTGCACCGCTTTTGCGTGGCGGACCTATGCTTAAACTGTTTACTACCTTCCAAGGCTTCTTCAATACACAATATAATCAGTGGGCCAGAGAGTATAATATCTTCTTAAAAGAAAAAGACATAATGCGTCTTACTTCGTTTGTAGGAGCTAAGTTTGTAATGTTTGCTTTTATAAACTTGATGTTGTCGGCCGAAGATCCATTTGAAGAAGATAAGGATGAATATCAAAAGATATCAAAAGAACTGCTTACTTACCCTATGAGTTTAGCCGGACCGGTTGGACAGGTTGGTAATGCTATCTGGAGCAGGGCTTTAGGCATGCAGACTTACGGGTATAGAATGACTGCAGTACAAGGCACGATAGAGCAAATGGAACGTGCTGCCGGTAAGGTACAAAAGGTTTACCAGGGCAAAGCAGATTATGACGAATTGGTTGAGCCTACTGCAACATTTGTTGGAACAGCATTAGGCGTGCCTGCACAGTTAAACAAATTATTCTTTAACGGATATGATATCTTGTTCAACGGTATGGAGCCGGAAGTTGGCGACATCTTTAGACGTAGGCCGAAAAAGGAACGGTAAAAGAAAACCCCCTCGAATTTGAGGGGGTTTATATTTTCTCAGAATCCATTGTTGTATCTATAAATTGCGTCATTTGCTTCACGGATAGCCGCAGCTTGTGCTTCTTGAATACGCTGGATATCATTGTTACAGTTTTCTACATATTTCTTTGCTTCTTCGACATAAAGTTCAACTTCATATTTGCTCGGATTGTAAGGTAAATATGAATTGAATTCTGGATACATTGACAAACTTAAATTAGATCCACCAAAAACATATGCAAACGCTATACTTGAACACCATAAAATAGAAATTATTGAAATTATTAGAATCCTTTTAAACATTAATTCTTCTCCTTTAATATTTGATTTGTTTTATATGCCTATATATTTTCCGTTGCCGTCACCAATTAAATTTAATAGGTGAAAAAATAATTCTTCACCTATAGATCCTGGAATAATAGGTTTTATTTTATAAAGTGGTTTATAAGAATCTTCTATTTGACCATTTTTATAGGCAATAATGTACAAATTTACTAAGGAAAAATCTTTTGTAAAAAAAGTAGTTTGTATTAAAATCTGTTTATTTTCAGAAGGTTCTACTCTTGCGACCCAGGCGGTTGCTTTTGTATCGTCAAATGTGATTGTTCCTCTATCTATAAAATAACCAAATTGGTTATCTGAATCTACCCAGCTCCAGCGAGCTGGATCTAAGTTATTGGCAGCACATAAATTTGTGATTAAAGAAAATACAAGAATTAAAAATAATAAAATTGTTTTTTTCATAATAACCCTTCTTTTATTATTTCGCACAATTAAGTTATTGGCTATATTCCTTTTACGCTGCCGGTAAAACCTATAGCAGAAGTTTGACCTTTTGAATTTATCCCAAAAAATAATGCCCAAATCGGATTATATTTATTATGATAGGCATACCAATAGGATACAATTCCGTTATATTCTGCTTTAGTGTTTTTAATAATGGTTCCCGGAGTTCCGTATTTAGAAACAATTAAATTTTCTGAAGAACCAATTGATATTCCTCTTATAGTTGATACGTTGGGCTTAGTACAAATAATTTTATATATTTTACCATAGTCATCTTTGTTTATAGTTGGCTTATCATTATAATTTAAAGTTATAATACCATTTTCAAATAATATAGTTGCTTCACTACTTCTGGCAACACCGTCACTATAAATATAATTTTCTGTCAGGATTTCGCCTAAAATGCGTGAAGCATCGTTAATAGTGGTATATTTTTCTGCTTGTAACGGCCCGCAATTGATCAAGAATAAGTCATCTACATTGGTGCTACCAGCAGCAATAACTTTGGCAGATAAATTGAAAATAGATAAAAAGATAAAAGCGAAAATAACAAGTGTAATTTTTTTCATAAATAATGCTCCTTTCTTGTCACAATTATATCACATTTATAAATTATTGAAAATAACACTTGACTTTTTGAAACTCAAAAATTATAATTTAATTAGCGAGGTTCATAAAGTGAGGTGAAATGATGTGAGCCCTAGGATAGGAAGGCCAAAACTAGATAATCCTAAGAATATTGATGTTACAGTAAGAATAACATCTGAAATGAATGACAGACTATTAGAATATGCAAAAACGCATAATCAAACAAGAGTTGAAGTCATTCGTAAAGGGATTGAAATAGTTTTGGGTTCAGAAAAAAAATAAGAAACAGCCCCCAGCACGACCAAGCACAAAGGGACTGTTTCAATACCAACCACAAGAGTTGATAAATTTATTATATCATACTCCTGTGGGAATGAATAGGAGCAAGGATATATGAATAACATCAAAAGTTTAAGTTTAGACAGCCGTGAAGTAGCAGTAATGCTTAACAAAAGACATGACCATTTATTGAGAGATATTGATACTTATATTAGCTATTTAGGTCAAAACCCAAAATTGGGTTCTGATGATTTTTTCAAAGAAACATCTTATAAAGCTGGTACTGGCAGACGTTATAAAATCTATCAAATAACCAAGAAAGGCTGTGAGTTTTTAGCTCATAAGCAAACAGGTCGTAAAGGATCGTCGTTTACCGCATCTTATATCAACCGTTTTCACGAAATGGAAGCACAGCTAAGCAAGAAGCCTTTGCAGCAAACACTTATTGAAGAACCTTATAAGCCTACGATAAAATATTGGAAAGGCGTACCGGTGTTAACTAAGTTAGACGTAGCTATGATTTTAAATGTTGATGCGTCGTCGATTCAAAATTATATTCGTAGACCGTGGTTTATGACAGAGAATGTAGATTTTTACTTCTTGCGTGGACATGACTTATTCGAGTACCGCAGAGAGAATAAAATCAAGTCTACAATCGCTGCCTTAATAGTACTTACCGAAAGTGGAGTTAGAAAGATATACGAAGCTAGAAATCGAAAATTTACACCTGCTGAATTGTTCCCGGTAAAATCGTCGTGTGAGCCACAAAGACCCATGCTTGTTAATGCGCCTATGAATATAGAGCTGCAGAAGAAGATAAAGGATTTAGAAGGCAAGTTGATTGCTTTGCATGAAGTATTAAAACTTTATAACTACTGTAACACGCCTGAAAAATCGCAATGCTTCGCCACAACAATAAAAGACATAGGTATAAAAATATCGTGTGATGCACTTGATGTAATCAATACGAAGCTTAGTTTAATTCCTGCCGAGGGTGTCGGTTAAAGCTACTCCCTTCCTGTTGGGTATTTAAAATTTTAAAAAGTTTCCGACAAAATGACCTTTAACAAGAGTTAAAATAGTAATGTAAGGTTATTGGATATGAGAGCAGAGGCGATGTAAAAAATAAAAAATGTATCCGACAAAACCACTATAAAAATGAGTTAAAATAGTATCATAAAGTTAGTTAGAACTTAATAGAAAGCGCTTACTTCGGTAGGCGCTTTTTTATTTGGAAGGAGAGGCTTATGGAAACAAAACACAGTAACAAAGAGCAAGTTTTAAATTTATTTCAAAGTATGATTAATGAATTAAGAACTAAAAATTTTAAGAATGAAGATTACAGATTGTTTGGTGAAATTTTTGCAAGATTAGGAAGTATTTGCCATGATCTAAAAGAGTTTGAATCATCTGCAATGCTTTTAGAAAAAGCATTATCTAAAAATCGAGGCGATCTATTAAGCGAACCCGAAGAACCTGATTCTTAATGTCATTAATTATTAAAACTGAAAATTTCTAGTATTAATAAATTGAAGAACAAAGGCGTACTTCCAGTTATAGAACAGGAGTGAATTTATGGATAAAGAGGCTATCATACAAGACCAAATAAATTTACTGTTGGAGGAGCAGAAGAAGGCTGCATCTTTGGACGAGAAGTTAAAGATAGCATCAACCATAGCCAGTATGCTAAATGCCAATGTGGTTAAAGATGCTCCGGCCGCAGTAAAGGTTTAAGGGTGGTGAGAATATGACGGTACAGAATACGACAGTTAAAGATATTTATGTTGGTAATGGAGCGACAACGAAATTCCCAATAACATTTCAGATGACGGATCATCCTGAATATATAAAAGTATATATTACAGGTGATGATAGCGTTGCCGTAGAAACGGAGAATTTTTCTGTTGATCTTGGAGCTAAAACAGTTACTTATCCAGCTAATGGCGATCCGCTGCCTGATGGTCATAAAATAACTATTTATCGTGAGCTGCCATTGTATCAGCTAATGAACCTGGTTAATCAAGGTCCGTTTTTTGCAGAGAATATTGAATTGTCTTTTGACGATCTAACTTTTATATGTCAGCAATTAAATGAAAAATTGGATAGGACATTATCTGCTGGTATTGATGTAAGTAATTTTAATAATACTTTTCCGGTAAAGGCTGGAATGAGTTTTAGAATCAACGATGCTGGTGATGGGCTTGTGCTGACGGAGGACCCGGCGAGGGTGTTACCTTTAGCTAAAGATGTATTAGAACAAACGAAACAGGTCAAAGAGAGCGCCGTTAACGAAACAACAAATATTAAAAATACTGCAATCGAAGAGCTGACCGCTATAAAAGATGCTGCAGTAAATGAGACTACGGAAATAAAGGACGAAGCTGTTGCTGCTAAAAATACCGCTGTTAAAGCTGCGGCTACTGCGGCAGAAGATGCTGTTAATAACGTTCAAACGTTACTTGATGAAAAAGTGGCTGCCGCAGAAAACGCAAAAAGTGTAGCTGTTTCTTCTGCTGAATCAGCATTAGCAAGTAAAAATGCTGCGGCTGCATCACAGTCGTCTGCTGCTGCCAGTGCAGAAACAGCCCAGGCTTCGGCAGAATCAGCTTCTAGCAGTGCTGATGCAGCATTAGCAAGTAAAAATGCAGCATTAACAAGTGAGAATAATGCGAAAGCTAGTGAAACCAAATCTGCAAAAAGTGAAGAAAATGCTAAGGCTGCTGAAACTGCTGCAGAAAATAGTAAAAAAAGTGCTTCAGATTCCGCTAGTGCGGCTTCTAGTAGTGCTGAATCTGCATTAGAATCTAAAACGTTAGCTGTAGCATCAGCAAATTCAGCTTCTGCGAGTAAGACAAGTGCAGAAAGCAGTGCTAAATCAGCAGCATCTTCAGCAACTACAGCTACAAGGCAGGCAGATAGAGCGCAGGATATTGCTGATAGCTTAGAAGGTTTAGCCGGTATTACTGGTATAGCGACAACAGAGGAAGCTATCGATGGTGTAGTTGATAACAAAGCAATGACGCCGTTAAAGACGAAAGAGGCTATAGAGCAAGGTACTAATGTTTTTACAGCTTTAAATACTTTCAGAGCAAACATTGCTGTATCAAGTGGCACAACAGCAGGCAGTCAAGGACAAATTATTTTAGGCAACAAACCCCAATCAGCAACAGTACAAGCGAATATTATATCTAGCACAACAGGGGCGTTAAACTATATTGCGACAGAAAACGCTGGACACTATTTCAGAATTGGCAATAATACTGCGTCTACATCAATAACTACTAACGACAGTGAAACAGCAATCCTTTCACATAATGCCTTTGAATTTGCGCGAATAACAAATGTCGGTGTTGCGAAGTGGTTAGGTAATGCAAATACCGCTACGAAACTAGAAACCGCCCGCACAATAAACGGCGTAGCATTTGACGGAACGAAAGACATAACCATATACAATACAGAAGGACACTTGGTGTTCCCAAATGGTGCTGAATTTTGGATAGGGTGATATTATGGCAGAATTAGCAAAGAAATTGAATTTTAAAAAAGATGGCGTGCAACAAACGGCGAAAGCCTACTCTACTACTGCCGAAGTTGGGGAACATTGGGTAAATGCTAAGATAGACGGCGTTCCTGCTTATGTTGCTATTGGAGATATAGCAGACAGCAGAGCGACAAGCGGTAGGGTTAAAGGTAGTGGTGGCGATTCATACGCTATATTAAACAGTGGAAAGCCTCCCTACAATAAGGTTGAATATAGAACTCCAGGTACTTATACTATTACATTTGCTGCTGGAGTTACAAGTGCTAAAGCAACTGTTGCTGGTGGAGGCGGCGGTGGAGGTGGCGGTTCGTATAATGGTACAGGAGGTACTGGTGGGAGCGGTAACCTAATTGTAGGCGTGAAATCAGTTACCTCTTCTACACCTTACAGTGTTATTGTTGGAGCAGGAGGTACAGGAGGTGCTGGCGGGAGCGGATCTTTTGGCAAAGGAAGCCAAGGGGCTAATGGTAATGCGTCATCTGCATTAGGTATAACGGCCAATGGCGGTGGAGGCGGTGGTGGTGCTTCGGCAGGCAGTAATGGTAGTACTGGAACTAGTTATGGTTCTGGTGGAGCAGGAGGCGCTGGTGGTAATAGTGCTTCTATAGGGGGTACTGGAGGTACTGGAGGTACTGGTAATAACGGCTGGGTAATTATAGAATACGGTGGTGATATTTAAATGGCAAAAAATAGATTCGCACAGCCATTGTACGGTAAGATAATTTATATTTATGAAACTAATTTAACAATGGAGCAGTTACCTACTATTTTCGATCCATCAACGTATTGGATTGATGTAACAGGCTTAGACTGCGAAGTAGGTTATTTAGTTAGTTTTAAAGAAGGTGTAGGGCTTGTTTTAGCACCACCGCCTAACGAAGAATATACATTTGAAGAGTTAAAAGCCCAAAAGCTTGAACTTGTTGACGCATGGACAGCAGATAAAATTACTGGCGGTTTTATTTCTCAATGCACCGGTAGCCCTGTGAGGTATGATAGCGATAAAGATACTCAGCTTACGATGCAGGGAATTGCACTGAATGTCAGCACAGAACGTTTTGCAAACGAATATCCGTTAGGATGTCCAGTCCGGGGCTATAAAGAAGGGGAAACTGAAAAAACAATACAGTATCTTAACGCTACTCAGGTATATACCTGGTGTGCTGATTTATCGTCTCATATAGGTGCTTGCAAGCAGCAAGGATGGATTAAACAGGCACAAGTAGAGGCAGCGTTAAGCAAAGAGGATTTGGACGCTATTATATTAGATTAGGCGGTGCAAAGATGGTTGAAATGGCAATGGCCTCAATAACAATCTTTAGCTTTTTATTTGGCATAGTAGGTTTTGTATTTAAGATTTGGATAATAAATCCTTTGTCGACGGCGATAGAGAACCTGCAAAAGACTGTTGACGCTTTAGCTAAGACTATTAATAGGGAGCAAGAACGTACAACAGATTTAAAAATAAAATTTGCTGAGATTGATCAGAGGGCAAAATCTGCACATAACAGAATTGACGAAGTTGGTGAACGGTTATTGCTGGTAGAAAACAAATGTAATAACTGTTCATGTAAGGATAAGTGATATTTATGTTTGAGAAAATAAAAAACTTAATAGTGAGTGCCAGAAATAAAGTAGCCTCAATGTCGCCAAAAATAATGGCTGTCATTGTAGGCTATTTTATTGCAGTCGTTTTACTTATACTGACCTATTACGCTGCGTGGATGTATATGTGGTTGTGGTTGGATAAGATTGTTATGTCTGATCTTCTAGCACTGATAAGAGAGGTTATAGGACCGGCTATGGTTGCATTTGTCACTTTCATAGCTACGAGTTTAGTAGATAAAGACGGGGACGGTGTTCCTGATAAGTTTGAAAAGAAAGTAGGAGATAAAAATGCTGAGTGAACATTTTAGTGAAAGTGAAATGAGCTGTCACCACTGTGGACAACTTCCTGCTGGTGGTATTAGTGGAGTTCTGCTTGATGGGTTGGAAAGATTGCGTACTATTGTGGGTAAACCTATATATGTAACTAATGCATATCGTTGTCCAGAGCATAATGCTGCTGTAGGTGGCGTATCAAATAGCCAGCACGTACAGGGAACTGCAGCGGATATCTATGTTGACGGTATGGGGGTATGGGAACTGGCGAATATTTGCAAACAGATTTTTGACGGTGTTGGGGAGTATTACGGTCAGGAGTTTGTGCATGTGGATATGCGTGACAATGGTAATTCTACCGGTGTATATCTTTGGGACGATCAGGAATAAATATTTGGAAGGAGGTGACTAATATGGAAAAACAGCGTATTTTGATTTGGGCTGGTATTGCTCTTGTGATTTTGGTAGGGTGCATTACTTATTACAATCTGTAAGATAAAACCCAGCCACAGAATTAGCCTGTGCGTTGTTTTATCTCCAAAACACTAGGAAATATAAGTAGGAGTATAGAAAACGGCGCACAGGTTGATTATATTGAAAATAGAACTATCTTAATGATAATAAAATAAAATTTAATTTGAAAGAAGGGCAGAAAGTGAATGAAGAAAAACAAATCAGGTATAGCAAGTATCTTATTATTAGTTTTGCCCTTATTGCTGTGCTTATCATTTTCTTTGAATTGTTTTGCGGAGGAACTTCCGGAAACAATAACGATGTCCAGGGAACAGTTCATAGAGTTATGGGGGATAACCGAAAGATCGGAAAGTCGATTGATCAAGCTGTCGAACATATTGGAACTGCAGAAAAAGAAATCGAACGAGCTGATGGAGCTAACCGAAGAGCAGCATTTATCCTATCAGAAGGCAGAGAGCGAGCTAACGAAGGGGAAAGAATTGTTACAGAACTCCAACAAGACAATAGCAGAGCAAAACAAATCCTTAGAGATATTGAGCTCTCAAATAAAAAAGGAAAAGTCCAGAAGTGAATTAAAGCAGAAACAGAAGGCCTTTTGGGGATTTGCAGGAGGGGTATTAGTAGGAGCTATAGCAGCGAGCAGGTGATTATATGGATACTTGCCGTTTGCAGGCAAGAGATTGGCTTTCGCAGTCCACACGAAAGGAATTTGAAGCAATCATTTCAGAAGCCAAACTAACGCCGCGGCAAATAGAAATTATAGAACTCAAATTTATTCACGATCTTAAAAACTATCAAATAGCAATGAAAATAGATACGTCAGTGCAAACGGTCGAAAGAGATCTGCAGCAGGCGTATAATTCAGTTAAGAGAGCATTAAAGGCAGTCACATAATAGTTGTGGCTGCCTTATTTTTTATGCCCATATTAGGGAATTATGAGGGAATGTTTACGGATTATAAGAGCTGATTTAGGCGACAATATAAGTAAGAAACGGAGGCGATAACAATGTATGTAAATCCTTATGCTCCTGTTAATCCAGCAATGATGGGAGTAACTCAGCAACGTTTAAATAATTATCAAGCTCAAATGCCGCAGATACCGGCATATCAGCAACAGCAGTTTGTTCCACAACCGCCTATGCCCCTGATGATGAAAGGGCGTACAGTTGCAAGTTTAGATGAAGTAAAGGCTGCCCAAATTGATTTAGATGGAAGCCTGACATATTTCCCTTGTCCGGCCGATAATTGTATTTACGCAAAAGCTATTGATATGAATGGTATGCCGGTTATCCAAACTTATAAACTTTCGTTTGAAAAAGAGGCTATACCTAAACGTTATGCCGATGCAGAAGTAGTAGAGGCCCTGCAGCAAAAAGTAAGCTCATTAGAGCGTTATATGAATATGAAAGGGGAGAATATAAATGCAAATGAATCCGTTCACAATGATGCAAATATTCAATCAGCTTCGCAGCAACCCAAACCCGATGGAAGCAATGCAGAAAATGCTGGGGAACAATCCCCTGTTTGGGCGCGCAATGGAAATGGCGCAAGGTAAGTCTCCAGAACAGTTAAAAGAAACTGTTATGAATCTCGCCCAGCAACGTGGTATTGATCCTCAACAGGCTCAACAGCTTTTATCGCAATTTGGTATTAAAATCTGACCGGTGGCCACCAAAGGATTTTAAACAATAAATCTAAAGGAGATGTTCTATATGACTATGGAAGGTACTGGCGTAATGCCTGTATACGATTTGAATAACCGTACCGCAGCAGCAGACGGCGCAGGTTTTGGCGGCGGCTGGATGTGGGTAGTAATGTTATTCTTTCTGCTTGCCTGGGGCGGCGGTGGATTCGGTGGGTTCGGAGGCGGCGCTAATGGTGCTGTAAATACTTTGACTAATGAATTTCTCTATACCAATCTGAATAATACTTTAAATCAAGGTTTTACTCAAGTAGCAAACCAGAGCTTTGGCATTCAAAAAGACTTGTGTCAAGGTTTTAGCGGTGTACAATCTGCTATTGCTGAAAGCCGTTTTGCCGCTCAGCAATGCTGCTGCGAAACCAATCGTAACATTGATGCGGTTCGTGCAGAAAATTACAAGAACACTTGTGAGATCACGACTGCAATTCATGCAGAAGGTGAAGCAACTCGTGCTTTAATTACTGCTAACGTAATGCAGGAATTGCGCGATCAGCTGCAAGCTGCTCAACTGCAACTTGGTAACGTTGCTCAAACTACCAACATTATCAATGCAGTACGCCCGTTCCCGCAACC